CGCTTGCCCATCTCTCCCCGAGATGGGCGAGTCTCACCGGAGGTGGTCCGAATGTCTGTGACGGTCCCGGACTTACGTCCGGGGTTGGCCGAGACTCTCCGGGGTTCGTACGGGGATGGGTTGCCGGAGCCGGATGCGGAGGCGACGTTGCCGCGTCTCATGGTGGGCAGGCACCCGGAGGCGGTGGGTTCGTACGGGCTCGAGGCGTGTGAGTGGATTGAGGAGCGGTCGGGGCGGGCGTTGCGTTGGTGGCAGGCGCTTGTCATCTTTCGTGCCCTCGAGCATCGGGTGGACGGGTCCCTGTGTTGGGACAACGTGCTCCTCTCGACCACCCGGCAGGTCGGGAAGTCGTACCTCCTCCGGGAGGTCATCCTGTGGCGGATGACGCACACCGAGTTGCTTCACCGGGACGAGCCGGAAACCATCGTCTACACCGCGAACCACCTGGACACCTCGAGGGAGGTGTGGCGTCCGGCGATGATGTGGGCGACGCAGCAGGGGTGGGAGGTCAGGAAGGCCAACGGGGAGCAGGCCATCACCAACCCTGCCGTGGATGCCCGCTGGCTCGTGCGGGCGGTGGGTACGGCGGGTTACGGTTTCACCATCTCGATGCCGGTCGTGGACGAGGCGTGGAATGTGCAGCCGACTGTCGTGGACGACCAACTCGCCCCGACGATGGTGGAGGTCACCGGGTCGCAGATGTGGTTGGTGTCCACCGCGCACCCGGAGGCAACGCCCCTGTTCCCCAACCTCCGTCGTGCAGCGACAGCGCAGATCACCGCGCCGGACGACACCCTCCTCCTCGAGTGGTCGGCTCGACCTGGCCGGGAGTCCGACGACGAGGAGGGTTGGCGGGAGGCGTCGCCGTTCTGGAATGACAGGCGGCGGTCGTTCGTGGCTGGCCGTCTCGAGAAGGCGACGAGCGACGCCTCATTCCGCTGTCAGTGGCTCAATGAGTGGCCGCAGTCCTCGACCCTGGGGTTGGCCGACGAGCAGGTGTGGGGGGCTCTGGCTGTCCCGGAGTTGGCTCGACCCGAGAGGGGTCCTCTGTGGCTGGCCCTCGAGTCTGTGGCGGGTGGTGGTGGGACAGCGGTGGTCGGGTGGATGGACGCCGAAGGCAACGTCTGTCTTACGGCAGAGCATCGGCTCCCGATGCTCCGCGCTCTGACCGTGGTCACGGAGGCGGCGGCAACCCACCCCGGCTCCACGCTCCTGTTGGGGGCGTCGCTGGACAAGATGATTGACCGTGCGCAATTCCCCGGCACCGTCCTCCTCGCCGGGGTCCGGGAGACGCGGCAGGCCACACACCTGTTTCAAGGGCTCTGCGCCGAGGGCAGGATCAGGCACGACGGGGACACGGTGCTCGCGGCACAGGTCACCAATGCTGTCGTACAACAGACCGATCAGGGCGTGGTCATGTCGGGGACCCGCTCACCCGTACCAACCGACGCGGCACGCGGTAGCCTGTGGGTCACTTGGGCAGCGCACACGGCAGCCGCCACCGTTCCGGCCATCTACTGACGTAAGGCAGGCTCATGGCGTGGTGGACACGAACCGCACACAACCGGGGGAAGGGCGACCTCCTGTTCAACGATCCCGATGGATGGGTAATCGAACAGCCTCAACTCCGGTGGCTCGGGTCCGACCAACTCGCGCTCCTCACGACGCAATCGAGCGGTGGCGAAGGCGATTCCGCGTTAGACGTGGCGGAGCCGGGTAACTCGTTCCCCGCCATCACCCGCGCCACGACCCTCATCTGTGACTCCCTGGCATCGGTGCGGTGGCAGGTCTACCGGGGCAGGACCGAGTTGCTTCCGTCCCCCCGGTGGGTGCAGGATCCGGCTCTCTCGAGGCCGGACGGCAGGATCAGCGAGTGGACCCCGACCGGACGGAACCCCTTGGGTCCCGTCTCGTTTTGGTCGCAGGTCATCCTCTCTGCCCTGTGGTACGGGGATGCCTTCGTGTTCGTCGGGAGCCGCAGCCCCGACACAGGCGTCCCCGTACCGCCGCTCCTCCTCCTCCACCCGCTCCTCGTGGACGTGGTTGGCCCCGGACGTACGACAGCAGAGAAGCCGACCCCCGGCTACTGGCTCAATGTCCCCGCCGAGAGCGGGCAGCCCGAGGAGTGGCACAAGTTAGAGCCCGCCGAGGTCATGCACATCCCGGGAATGCCGCCCTATTGGGGCGGTCGCGGTCGCGGTGCCATCACCGGCCACCTCAAGAGTTGGGGCGAAGCGGTTGCGCAGCGCAACTACTCCACCGGAATCTTTGCGGCAGGGATTCCGGCGGGATACCTCAAGGTCACCGCCCCCAACCTGACACCCACGCAGGCCGACGACCTACGTGAGGAGTGGATGAAGAAACACGGCACCATGCCGGGACAGCGCGACATCGCTGTCCTCAATGCGGTCACCGACTTCGTGGCCGTGCAGATGGACCCCGAGACAGCGCAGATGGGCGACGCGAGGCGGCAGTCCACCCTCGACGTTGCCAACGCATTCGGGGTGGAGCCATACATGTTGGGGCTCCCGTCGGACAACTCGACGTACGCCAACATTGAGAGCCGAATGCGGCACTTCGTCCAATTCACCCTCCTACCGTGGGCGCGTCGGATTGAGGGTGCGCTCGACAGCGAGTTCCCGCAGGGCACCGAATTGCGGCTCGACCTCGACAGCCTGACCCGCGCCGACACCGGCAACCGAATCAAGTACTACGAGGCGGGACTCTCACAGGGGTGGCTCACCAAGGATGAGGTCCGGCTGGCCGAAGGGATGCCGCCGCTCCCGCCCGAGGAGGCAGAGCCGGTCCCGGCACCACCGGAGGCCGAGCCACCCGTGTCCATCGTCCCGCCACCGAAGCCCGAACCACCCCCCGAGGAAGGCGCAGCATGACACTCTCGCAGCACGAGACGCGGGAAGCGTGCTTCCCGTTGGAACTACGCAACGCCGAGGCGCTCTCCTCCGAGCAGCGGCTCATGACCCTCCTCCTCGTGCCGTACGGGGAAGTCTCCATGCTCACCAAGTACCCGCAGGGGGAGCGGTTCCTCCGGGGCGCGTTCCGCAAGGCGGCGGCAGAGTTCAGGGGGCGGCGGTCGCCGCTCTACCTGTTCCGAGCCCACGAGCATGACCGCGCCGTCGGGCGGGCGGTGTCCCTGGCCGACACGCCGGAGGGTCCGGTGGCCGCGTTCAAGGTTGCGAACACCCCGGCAGGGGAGGACGTGGTGACCGAGTACCGGGAGGGACTCCTGTCGTCAGTCAGTATCGGCTTCCGCGCCATCCTCGACGGGATCAACCGCACCGACGGGGTGCGGGAGGTCCGTGAGGCAGCCATGCTCGAGGCGTCCGTCCTGCCGATGGGTGCCTACGAGGGTGCCCGCGTCCTCGAGTACCGGGAGCCCGACGAGCCGATTGACCTGACCATGTGGCTCGCACCGCCACCACCCAAGATCGACCCCTCGCAGCCCTGGGGCCGAAGGGTCTAGTCTGTCGTACGACCGGAGGCCGCACTCCGAGCCGGACCACCGCCGTCCCCCATCGCACGCGGGGGACACGGAGAGGCACCACTCGTAACGAGGGCACCCCACGGATTCCATCTACTCCGAAAGGTGCCCCATCGTGCCCACCTACGCCGAGACACTCATGGAGGAGCGGGACACTCTGTCCGCCGCCATCGAGTCCACCGTCAACTCCTCCAAGGATTCCGGCAACGGACTGTCCGAGGACGACAAAACCAAGATCAAGGGGATGCAGACCCGCGTGGCCGTCATTGACGACACGCTCGGGGTCATCGCCTCCGAGCAGGACTCCACACGCAGGGCCAACGAGTTCGCCGCTCGGTTCCTCCGGCAGCCGAAGGCTCCCACCGAGGAGCGCTCCGCCGCTCGAGTCGAGACGGTCGGGTCGGCGTTCGCCGCGTCGGGCGAGTACCGCGACTATGGGCAGAACCCCCACGGCAAATCCGGGTACTTCGAGTTCACGCAGCCCGAGGAGGGTGAGCAGCGGGCACCCGCCATGACAGGCGCGTTCCCCGGCTCGATCAAGGCGTCGCAGATCATCGTGCCCGAGGCCACCGAGCAGTTCCCCTTGTTCGGGCTCGTGGGCATGGAGCAGGTGTCCACCGGCACGTTCGAGTACGTCCGCACCGTGTTCGATGACAACGCCGCCGTGGTCCCGGAGGGCGCGCTCAAGCCGGAGTCCACGATCACCGAGCAGATCACGCCGGGGGCGCTCGACACGATTGCCCACTGGACGCAGGTCACCCGGCAGGCCCTCGAGGACTCCGCCCGCATCCGGTCCATCATCGACGGCAAGTTGACGGAGGGCGTCAACCGGAAGGTCCACGCCTCCATTGCGGAGGTACTCACCGCGTCCAACCTGCCCGCTGTCACCGGCTCCGACCTCCTCGCCGCCATCCGGGTCGGGATCGCCACCGTGCAGTCGGCGGGATGGGTGCCCAACGCGCTCCTCCTGAACCCGATGGATTGGGCAGACCTCGACATCGCCGTCATGGTCGGGGCCAACGGGGGACCGACCCGCAACCAGTCGTTCTGGGGGCTCACGCCGGTCGCGGACGCAGGACAGCCCGCAGGCACCGCCACCGTGGGCGACTTCAAGACCGGGGTGACCCTGTTCTACCGGGCAGGGGTCGGCGTGTACGCCACCGACTCCCACGCGGAGACGTTCACGTCCAACGTGTTCACGATCCTGGCCGAGCGTCGGACCAAGGCCGCGTGCCTCAACCCGTACGCGCTGGCCGAGTGCTCCGCTACCGCTGCCGAGTGATCCCGGTGGGCACCTTGGTAGCGGTTGACGACTTACGTCAGGTCCTCGACATCCCCGAGGCCATCGTCTCTAACGAGGACCTCGAGAAAGTCATCACCGCTACCGAGGCAGCCCTCCTGCCGCACCTGACCGACGACGACCACTCCGCTCACGGCAATTGCGGGGAGGCCGCTCTCGGGATGAGTGTGCAGGTCTGGCAGTCCCGGCACGCGCCGGGAGGACAGATGGTGGGCGTGGACCTCAACCCGCAGTCCACGCCGCACCTGTTGGGTCCCGGCTTGCTCATGAGGTTCCAAGGGCTCCTCGGACCCTGCCTCCCGTACGGGGGGGCGGTGGTCGGGTGAACCCCCTCACCGAGTCGCGGCAGGCCCTCGTTGCCGTCCTCGAGCCCCTCGGGGTGACCATCTACGGCTCACCGCCGGAGTCCGTCACCCCACCGGCAGCGGTGATCCTCCCCTCGCCTGGGGAGTGGTACGTCCCCGCCACCTACGGCTCGTTCGCCGTGCATTGGCAGGTGACCCTCATGGCAACCATGCAGGGGGCCAACGCCGCCGCCCTCGAGCGGCTCGAGGCCCTCCTGTGGGACGCAGACCTGGCACTCAAGGCCGTCGGTGTCACCGGGCACCCGTCGTCACCGCGCATCCTCAAGATCGGCACCGCCGAAGTAGCAGCCACCGACCTCCCCGTGCAGGTCTACGTCACCACCACCGAAGGAAGTTGACCCATGCCCACGACAGCCATCACCGGGAAGTCCTGCACGTTCGAGTACGGCGGCAGTACCTCCGGCACAGCGCAGATCACCACCGCCACCATTGACGAGTCGGCATCGTCAGAGACGATCCAAACCCTCGGGGGCTCCGTCGCCATCAGTCAGGGCATCGAGTCCACCGTGTCCTGTGACTTCCTCTACGACGGCGACGTGGCGGCGGGGTTCTACGGACTCCTCAAGGAAGCCATTGACTCTGGCTCCACCGGCACCCTCACCATCGAGGGCGGGTCCGGGGTCACCACCGCCCCCGGATGGGAGGGTGAGGCGCTCGTGACCTCCCTCTCCGCCGAGATGCCCGCCGACGGCGCGGTCACCTGTTCCGCCGAGTTCGCCATCAGCGGGGCGCTCCCCTTCACGGCGGGAGCCTGACGTAAGTCCGCACCACAACAGATCGGGCACACCATGAAGGTTCCACTCACCGTCACCTACGCCGACGGCACCACCGAGGACATCACCCCGACCCCGCTCGCCGTCATCGGATGGGAGAGGTGGAGTGGCCGAAAGATCACCGACCTGTCCTCCGATAGCGGCGGGATCGGGATGGGCGACATGGTGCGGATGGCCTGGGAACAGGTCCACCTCTCCGGTCGTACGACAGAGGAGTTCGAGGAGTGGGCGGCACGCCTTGACGACATCGACCCGAAGGGAGCCCCCGAGGACCCTACGTCTGGCGACGCGGAAGCCTGAACCGGACGTTGGTGGAAGTCTCCATTGCCACCGGCATCCCGCTGGACTCCATCCGTTGCCTGTCGTGGGAGGAGATTGCCACCTATGTTGACGTGCTCACCACGAGGAGGGCGTGAGAATGTCGCAATTCCAATTCGGCGACATGCAGGGCGTGGCCGAGACTCTCGCCGCCCTCGAGGACATGCGTCCCGGACTGCATGACCAACTCCTCGCCAAGGTGGACGCCGCCGCGAAAGAGATAGCAGCCGCCGTGGACGCCGCCGTACCCGGCGACCCGCCCATGTCCGGCATGGACGACCACGACGGGCGCACCGGCTGGCGGGTGGGTAGGGGTGAGGCGTACTCCCGCCGCTACGACCAAGGGAAGCCCACCGACTCCGAGTGGCCCATCTACCGGGTCGGCATGACGGGCGCGGCATCGGTCATGGCCGATATCTCCTCACAGGGCAACACCCGCTCCGGGGAGGAGATGGTGGCCGTGCTCAACCGGGTGGGGCAGGCGTCCCGGTGGGTGTGGCCGACCGGGAAGGCCAACGTGTCCAAGATCGTCAGCAGAATGCAACTCGCCGTCAACAAACTTGAGGCCGACATGAACGCCAAGATGGAGGAGTAGGCCGTGGCAATCGTCATTCCCATTGTCGCCAAGTTTGTTGACGACGGACTCAAGGATGCTCAAAAGAGCATCATGGAGACGGAGAAGGGCTACACCAAGGTTGCCGCCAAGGTTCACAAGTTGGCCGGTCCCTCCAAGGCCATCGTTGCCGGGATGGGAACCGCCCTGTACACGATGGCGAAAAACGCCGGGGGCGCAGCCAAGGCGCAGTCCAAGTTGGAAGCGTCAATGGCGGCGGTCGGCTACAAGAACCTAGCGGACGAGGCATCCGACTACGCCGAGAAGTTGCAGCACGTCATCGGGGTGTCCGACGAGGACATCAAGTCCACCATGCAGAAGTTGTCGGCGTACGACGCCACCGCCGAGTCCGCCGACATGATGGCTCGGGCGACCCTCGCCGCCGCCAACATGAGCGCAGCGGGGTTCGGCACGATGGACTCCGCCGCCATCGCCCTCGGGCGGGCGTTACAGAACCCTGAGAAGGGGATCGTGGCCCTCGGGAAAAAGGGCGTGCAGTTCACCAAAGACCAAGAGGATCAAGTCAAGGCCATGATGAAGGTGGGTGACACCGCCGGGGCGCAGGCCCTCATCATGGAGGAGGTGGAGTCCTCCTACGACGGGGTTGCGAAGGCGTCGGCATCCGGCACCGCAAAGATGAAGTTGGCGTGGGACGAGGCGTCCGAGACGATGGGCTCCACCCTCGCCCCGATGATTACCCGGGTCAATGAACTCCTCATCAAGTTGGCAGGCTTTGTCACCGAGAACGCTCGAGCGTTCCGCATCCTCGCCATCGCCATCATGGGCATCGCCGGGATCATCGTCGTGTGGGACGCCATCAACAAGGTGATGGTGACCATGAAGGCCATGAACAAGGTCATGCACATCAGCAAGGCAGCAGCCGCCGCGTACAAGGCAGCCATGAAGTTGATCGGCCCCGCAGCATCAGCCGCAGGCCGGGGCATCCTCGCCATGACCAAGGCGCTTGGCTTGCAGAAAGCCGCACTCAAAGCGGCAGCGGTGGCGACCAAGGTGTTCAAGACGGCGATGCGGGCGATGGCCGGACCTATCGGTTGGATCACCGCCGCCATCATCGCGCTCGCCATCGTCATCATCAGGAATTGGGACAAGATCAAGGCCGTGACCCTCAAGGTGTGGGGATGGGTCAAGGGCTATCTCCTCAAGATATGGAACAGCCTCAAAACCGCCGTGAGCAAGACGTGGAACGCCATCACCAAGGTCATCAGCAAGGCGTGGGACCTCATCAAGCGCATACTCCGGCTCAACCCGTTCATCTTCGTGCTCACCCACCTCGACTGGATCAAGGCCAAGGTGGGGGCCGCGTTCGATTGGGTCAAGACCAAGATTCAGAACGCCTGGAACGCCATCAAGGGACTGTTCAAGTCCAACCCCTTCACCGCCATCAAGGGGTTCCTGGACACCATGAAGGGATGGTTCACCTCCACGTTCGCGGAGATAGGCAGCAAGATCGAGGCATTCGTCGGCAAGGTCAAGGGCGCAGCCGAGTCCGTCAAGGGGGCATTCAACAAGGCGAAGGACCTGGCCGACAAGATGCCCAAGCCCGGGAAGGGTAAGAGCGGGACCTCCGACTCCGCCGCCGTCTACGCCATGCCGGTCACCCGCATGTTGGCCGGTGGAGTGCCCGCCCCGACCAAGGCGGCTCCGGTCAGGGGCGGAGGCGGCGGCGGTCCCGTCATCAACATCAACGGAGCCCTCGACCCCGAGGCTGTCGCAAGACAGGTCCGGCACCTGTTGGATTCCCACGACAGGCGGCAGGGTAGGACCGTGGTCCGAGCGGTCGCGTTCTAATGGCAGTCACCCAACGCCCCTACCTCACCGTTGGCGGGGTCACCGTCAACCCGTTCAATGTGCTACTCCCCCTCACCGTCACCATCGGGCGCTCCGACCCGACCACGCAGCCCGACGCCAACGCCCTCTCGTTCGGGTGGTACGGCGAATCGTTCCCGTCCTACCTGCACCGGGGTGCCCCTGTGACCGTGTGGATGGGGGCCAAGGCCGAGCCCGACGTGTGGGAGGACATCTGGACCGACATCTGGACCGGCTCCGCCCCCGACGAGTCCGGCGGCAACAAACGGTTCATCGGCAGGGTCGCGGACATTGCCGCGTCACCCGACGTGACCAACGGGAAGGTGCAGGCGTCCGTGACGTGCATCGGGCTCCTCACCGACCTGGCAGACCTCATCGTCGGGGACGAGCCCTGGCCGATAGACACCGACCTCGAGCGGGTGGAACGCATCCGGCACCTGACCCGCAACGACTTCCCGTTCGTCAATGAGGGAAGTCCTGCCTTACGTCTGCGCCGTCGGGACGTGGACCGGCAGAACGCCCTCGAGTTGCTCCACCTGTTCGCCGGGTCCGTGGGAAGCATCGTGTGGGAGTACCCCGACGGCTCCGTTCACTATCAGCGCTACGACACCCGCGACGTTCCGGTCCCCGGGGCCAACGCCTACCTCCCGCCACAGTCCATCGTGGCCGATGCACAGTGGGCGCAGTCCACGGACCAACTCATCGACCGGGTGCGGGTGGAGTACGGCGACGACCCGCCCGACGGGGACCGTCCGACGTTCGTGGCCGGGGACGGCTTCCACGAGACACGGCTCTCCGGCGAGGCGGCGGACATCGGCACCGCCACCATCATCGGGACCGTGGTGCTCGAGCGGTGGGGGCGGTCGGACCTGTGGGACGCCCCGCAGATCAACACCGGAACCTATCTCCTGGACGAAGCCACCTACGAGGCCCTCCTAGCCCTCCTCCCGGGCGACCCGCTCGAGACAGGCAACCTGACCCCCGGTCCGTCCCCCGGCTCGGGAGGCGGCGGTCTGTGGTTCGTGGAGGGGTGGCAGGAGACGTGGGACCGAGCCGGGAACGGGGCACCGCTCGACCACGAGTTCGCCATCAGCGTCTCCGACGTACGCCGGTTCGCCGTGAACGGCGTGGATGTGAGCCCGCTCCTGTTGTCCGTCACTCCCGCGTCCTGGGTCATCGGGGCCGGACTCATCACCGTCACCCTCACCGTGAACTATCCGCCCAACCCGCCGGTCGGCGTGTTCTCCCTGTCCATCGACGGCATGGAGCCGCTCGCCCCCATCCCGCTCCCGCAGTCCGGGAACTTCGTGTCATGGACCCTGCCCGCCGACCTCATCCCCCCCGGCAAGCATGAACTTCGAGCCACCTATACCGGCTACCCGGAGCAGTACCGCCCCGCCACCTCCGACGCCGAGGTGGTCACCGTCACCAACGCCGCCGCGTACCTCATCACCCTGACCTCGCCCTCCCAACGCCCCCACGTCGGGGACCGGCACACCCTCTACGCCACCCTGTTCCCCAAAACAGGTGACCTGGACGAGAACGTGCCGGAGGGCACCGTCCGGTTCGAGTCCGCCCCGGCATCCGGGACGCCGTGGACCCTCCACGAGATTGTGGACGCACCCGGAGGTGATGACGGCAGGTTGGTCGCCTCCACCTTCACCGTCCTCCCCGGAGATATCGTCTGGCGGGCGCGCTACATCCCCAACCCCGACGAGACGCGGTGGGTGGCCGACACCTCCAACTCCATCGCCCTGTCCCCGGTCCACGCCTCCTACCAAACCCTTGTCTACGAGTGCCTGAACGGGGGCACCACCTACAACGAGGCCGGGGTGGTCGTGCCGCTCCCTGACTTACGACAGGGCGATTGGGGGGACGGCAACGGGGACTACCGCTCCCTCATGGCGTACGCGATGAACGTGGCCGACTGGCAGGACTGGACCGTGACCAAGGTGGAGGCGTTCCTGCACGTCACCGCGTTCCAACAAGGCGAGATAGGCACCATCCGGCTCGGGTCCTACTACGGGGGACCGGACGACATCCTGCACCGTACTGACGTAAGTCAGTGGCCGGTGGGCACCGGGAGGTGGGTGGACATCACACCTTGGGGTCGGCACCTCCTCGCCAACAATCCGAGGATGAACGGGCTTGCCATCGGCCCCGGTGAGCGGGCGGCGGGCGTCCAAGTCGATGTCGCCCACGACGCCGCCAACATGCCCAAGATCAGGGCGACCGGCTACCGATGGGTGACCGGCCCGATTGCTGAGAGGATGTCCCCGTGAGTCTCCTACCAACCGAGGTCCCGGGACCCAACCCCGGGCAGCCGGGGCACTTCGGTCACCACGACTGGCTCACCTCATCGGTGAAGGCGCTGGACGACGGATTCGACCTCGTGGCCGTCCTCATCCCGCAGACGATCCTCTACACCGCGTCCTCCACCTGGACGAAGCCCGCCAACCTTGTCTACGCGGAGGTGCAGGTGAGCGGAGGCGGAGGCGGAGGCGGAGGGGCCGGGGCCACCACCGCGAACCAAGCGGCAGCCGCAGGAGGAGGCGGCGGCGGCGCTTGGGCGCTCAAAGTGTTCAAGGCCGGGGACCTCCTCGCCACCGAGACTGTCACTGTCGGGACCGGCGGCAACGGCGGCACCAACGGGAACTACGCGGGAGGCAACGGGAAGGCGTCCACGTTCAAGACACTGAACGCCAACGGCGGCACGGGCGGGTCACCAATGGTCGCCACCACCGCCAACGCGGGAGCAGCGGGAGGCAACGGGGCAGCCTCCACAGGCGGGGACTACTACTCCAACGGCAGAGGCGGCAGGCCGGGACGGGTCATCGCCGTCTCCGGGGGCAACGCCGGATTCGTGCCCGGGGACGGCGGCACGTCGTTCCTAGGCGGTCAAGGGAAGGGCACCGACAACACCAACGGCGGAGCCGGAGCCGGGGGCGGACCCAACGGCGGCGGCGGCTCCGGTGCGTCCTCGAGGTCCGGTGGGACCGCCTACGTCGGCGGAGCCGGAGGCAACGGGTCCGTCATCGTCACGTCGTATGTTCTGACCTGGGTCGCCGCACCCCCGAGGCCGTAAGACAGGAGTTCGTCATGGTCAACCCCGTTCCCGGCAAGTCCGTCACCACCCCCTACGGCAAGCGAGGGTCCTATTGGTCGTGTGATGAGGACGCCAACGGCAACGGCATTCACACCGGGGTGGACTACGCCGCACCCTCCGGGACACCTGTGGTCGCCGCCCGAGGAGGGAAGGTCGTTCACTGTTCACACGGGTCGGCGTTCGGCAACCATCAGATCGAGATACTCCCCGGGGACGGCACCCGCGACTTTTACGCCCACCTGTCCTCGAGGGTCGGCAACGGGGTCAAGGTGTCAACCGGGCAGAAGGTCGGCGCGGTCGGCGCGGAGGGCAACGTCACCGGAGCCCACCTGCACTTCGAGCGGCACAAGGTCGCCACCGGAGGGTGGTCGTGCGGGATCATCGTGGACCCAACCAAGTCCATCAACTACGCCTCCGAGGAGGACGACGACATGCCGCTCAACAAGGACGACAAAGACTGGATCAACAAGCAGATCGAGGAGAGCCAGCAGGCGGTCATCAAGCGGATGAACGAGTTGATGGGCGACGTGGTGGATCACCCGACCAAAGAGAACAAGGACAACACCGTGTTCGCCAAGACCGCCCTGGGGATGCTCCTCGACCGTACGGGGAAGTGATGCGACGATGCCTTGAGGCGACTCTCCTGGCACTCGCTCTCTCGGTAGGCGTCCCCGCCGCTACCGGCGTATCCCCCGTATCGCAGAGTAGTGGCGGGGACTCGCTTGTCACCATCACCACACAGAACGTCCGGGTGAGCCTGCCCCCCGCTCGAGCCCGCCACGACATCCGGCGGGCGGCGGTCAACTCCTCCATCGTGCTCACACAGGAGATGGGCAGGCGGCGCGCCTCGAGGTTCGCCCCGACCGGGTGGGGGGCCGCTCACTTCCCTGGCTTACGTCAGGGCGACTGTGCCACCTACTACGACCGGAGCACCTGGCGTAAGACAGCATCCTGGACGACGCTCCTGACCGCCGCCCGCTTCCGCGCCGGACACCGCTACGCCTTGACCACCATCCTCCGGGGACAAGGGACCCGTCTGGCCGTGGTGTGCGTCCACCTCATCACCCGGTCCCTCGCCCGCCGAACCGTCTACTCACGCGGCATGGTCCGGCTCCGGCTCCTCCTCTCGAGGCTCCATGTGCCACACGTCGTCGTCGGCGGGGACTGGAACCGGGTGTGGCCGTTGCGGGCACCGCTGGCAGGGTTCGGCACCCGGGAGCCACCGGCAGCCACCGGCAGCCGGGGAGGTCGCATCGACTTCCTGTGGTGGAAGGGAGCCGGAGAGCGGACAATCAGGGTGATCGGGCACACCTACTCCGACCACAACGGCGTGCGGGTAGGACTACGACTCCACTAGGGGGAGGCGACCGTGCGCCGGTCCACGACCGACCTCCTCCTCCTGATGATCGCCGGGACCGTCTGCCTTGTGATCCTGTTCGTCGGCGGGGCCGTGTTCGTGCTCGAGTTGCGGGGCTCCGATACCTCCAAGTTGGCGGGCAACCTCACCGATGTGGTGAACACGTTGGTCGGGCTCCTCGCTGGCTTCCTGGCCGGTAGGACCGACCGGAGGCGGAAGGCGGAGACGTTGGAGGCGGAGGAGTGATCGGGACCGTGGTCGGCTTCACCCTGTCGGCGGTGCTGGCAGGCGTGGCCCTCGGACGTGCCGCGTTCGGTCCCGAACCGGGGGAGCCTGTTGGACAGGTCCAACACGTCCAACACGTCGTTCCCGGTCCTCCCGGTCCCGAGGGGCCACCGGGACCTGTTGGACCTGTTGGACGCCCTGGACGCCCTGGCAGGGACGGGGTGGACGGGAAGGACGGGCGCAGCGTCACGGGGCCGCAGGGTCCGCCGGGGGCGTCCGTGGCAGGCCCTCGAGGGGCACGAGGTCGGCAGGGTCCGCAGGGTCGGGCGGTGGTCGGACCTCAAGGTAGGCCGGGGCGACCGGGTAGGCCGGGGCGACGTGGGGGCCGGGGACCTCGGGGGATCAGGGGACCTGTCGGCCCGCCCTGTCCTCCGGGGTTCTCCGGGCGGCGGGAGAACGTCCACACAGACATCCCACAGGGGACCATCGTCGTGTTCGTGTGCGTGCTCGGGTGAACCGGAAGCCCGGGGTTCCTCCGCCCGTCCTGTGGTGGTCCCTGTTCATCCTCCTGTGTTACGTGCTCGGGGTCTGGCTCATCCTCAAGGGGTGACACAGGTCACACGCCGAAAGCGTCTACCGACTTGACTGTCAATCCGCTAGACGGTAGATTCTCTGTTGTAAGGCAGGAACACCAACCGCTAACCGAAAGGCACACCATGTCCAGCACCGACTTCGCCCCCGCCCCGTTCACCACGACCGGAGCCGAAGGCATCGCCCCCGTAGTCGCTTCCTTGCAGAAGGTGTGGAAGCGCCTACAGAAGGCGCAGCCGACCCTCCCGGACGCCACCATCGTCATCAAGCGCGACTCACGCGCCTGGGGTCACACCACCACCATGAAGGTGTGGGGCTCGCAGGCCACCAAGGGTCGCGGCAAGGCCAAGACCGTCTCCCTCGCCAACGAGCGGTTCGAGGTCATGGTGTCCGGCGAGAACCTCTCGAGGGGTCCGGTGGCCGTGCTCGGGACCCTGCTTCACGAGGCAGCCCACGCCCTCAACCTGGCCGACGGGATCATGGACGTGGACTCCAACGGGCGGCACAACAAAAAGTTCAAGGCCCGCGCGGAGGAGGCGTGGGGGCTCGACATCCGGGACCTCGGGAATTGGCTCGGATGGACCGACACCCACGTCCCCGCCGAGTGCGCGAAGCGGTGGTCTGTTGAGGTCAAGATGATCGCCACCGCCCTGCACAAGGCGACCGTGGCTCACCACCCGTCAGTCGGCAAGGGCGGCACCGCTGTCATCGTGCCCCCGAAGCCGGGACGCACCAAGACGGGCGGCAGGGCGAAGAACCTCAACCGCGCCGTGTGCAAGTGCGTGCCGGACGCCTCCGGGTGGAGGCCCTCGCTCCGGGCGTCGGCTCGAGTCCTCGCCATTGGCATCAAGTGTGAGGAGTGCGACGCTCTGTTCGAGGTGACTGGCGAGTGAGTTGGTGGCGAGAGGTGTGGCAGGAGGTCCCCTGCCCCGTGTGTGAGGCGGGGCCGGGAGAGCCCTGCCGCACCCTCTCCGGCAGGGTGAGTTACGAGCCTCACGCCGAGAGAGCGCGGCTTGCCCGCCTCCACCGGCTCGACCCGTACCTGTGACGCAGATCACTGTCAACCTACTAGGCACTCACTTGTCAACCTGCTAGACTACTGACGTAAGGCAGACAACGAGAGGAGAACCAAGCGATGCACAAGTGCCCGCACTGTGGCTACTCGTTCCCCGATAAGGGGAGCCTGAAAGCCCACACGGACGGAGGGTGCCCCGACGCACCCTGAACCACCGACTTGCCAACCCGCTCGGGCGGGGTGGTACAGTCCGTTTACACCAACCGCTAGAAAGGATCAGCATGAACAAGACATCAACCACCGCGACAGTCACCCGGATTCCGCCGTGCGACTTTTGCACCAACTCCGCCGTCTACGACACGAAGATGCGCGACCGCTCCTCATGGGCATACATGTGTGAGGACCACTACGCCGTGCTCGGAATCGGTCGGCTCGGGCTCGGACTAGGCCAGAGGCTTATCCTCCCCGCAGATAAGGCAGACACCCCGGACACCCCGGACGCCACGTCCTCGAGGACGGAGTGGACAACCGCCGAGTTGCGGGAGGAGTTCACCGTCCTGGGGTTCTCAATGGGGTACGTCGTCGTACAACGCAAGGCCGACGACGTGAAGGGCTCCATGCTTTTCAAGCGAGTCAATGACGCCGACGGCGAACCCCACCGCGTTTACTACGGATGGGCGGAGGACAAGGCATGAGCGACCACCGGCACCGTTGGGAGATTCAGTACGGCGGCGGCTCGCGTTGCGCCGTGTGCGGGGCAACGACAGATCGGAACGTGGAGTCATGAGCGAGTACGACAACCCGTCCGATTGGGCCGCGTCCCTCGAGGCCAACCTCCTCCACTGTCGGGAGTTGGGTCACTCGTGGGACGGCTACACCGCGTCCTATGACAACAAGTCGCGGACGTACGACAGGACCCTCATGTGCGCATCCTGTGGCACCGAGCGGCGGCAGATTCTCGACGCTCGAGGAGAGGTCATCAAAAACGGCTACGGCTACGTCCCCGGCTACCTCGCCAAAGGACAGTTCGATCACGTCGGGCACAAGGTCCCGCGTGCCACCTTCCGACTCGTGGCCCTGCAACGCATGGTCACCCCGGCTCGCAAGAGGAGGGCGTCATGAAGGGCGTCAAGTACGCCACCGTCCGCAACGAGAAGCACACCATCACCGTGCGGACATGGCGGGAGCGGAAGGGTCCCGGCTCCCGCGTGTTCGAGGACCACTACAGGTTCGTCCTCGACGGGAAAATCCTGGACGAGGGGACGCTGGCCGACCCGAAGGACGAAGGGTGAGCAGGCGCGCCAAGGATGAGCCTTGGATGAACAAGTGCAAGGTCTGTGGCCGTCAGGCGGAGGTGGGGCATCCTGACGGCTACGGCGGGCAGGAGTACTACTGTGCCCTCCACGAGCCGGAGACACTCGAGAACCTGTGGACGGGACCGCCGGACGGGGAGCGCAGCGGTGGGACTTACGACAGCAGTCGGGACAAGGATCGGCTCAACCGGCAGGCGCGCATGGTGTGGCTCGTGATGGCCGACGGCGAGTGGCACACCCTGTCCGGCATCGCCGCCCGGACGGGGCAGCCGGAGGCGTCCATATCTGCAAGGCTCCGGGACCTACGCAAACGGCGGTTCGGGTCGCACATCATCGCCCGCCGCTACGTCGCCGACGGGCTCCACGAGTATCGCTGGGAAGGGAGGAGGAACCTCGCATGACGCACCGGCTACCTAGCACCGTCCGAGCCGGACGGAGGGTCACCGAGTTGGAGGATCGTCTCATCGTGGCTCGAGCCGCGCGGGACGCCGCCATCCGTGACCGGCACCGGCAGGGCATCGGTCCCACACAGATCGCACGGGAGGTCGGGATCACCCGGCAGGCCGTCTACAACGTGCTTGTCAACCAACTTGACCCTGATCGCTCCGTCGTGTGACAATCGACTAGACAGACACCAACGAAAGGAACCGCTAATGAACGAGGACATCAAGGTGATGAACACCGCCGACCTCACCGAGTTGAACAATCGGGCCATCCGCTCCAAGTTCAACCGGACCCTCGCCGCCCCATTCATCGCCATGCTCGACCCCAACGGGAACCACATCGCCTCACTCATCCTGTGGGGCCACAACGCCGACAGCGCTCACAAGTTCCACCACCGGGCGCGCGTGCTCTGCAAGATCATCGACCACGACAAGCCCGTCATGGTCCTCCTCGACATCGCGGATGAGGATTGGGCACGACTCCACACGCCCGCCGAGTTCAAGGATGCCGCCGATAGTGTCGGCGGGGTCTGACACCATCACAAACGTCTCCCGGGAGCCGGGGTGCATCGGGGGAGCACTCCCGGCACCGGGGGCGAACCAACCGCTACAACCAACCCGCTAGGAGAAACCAACATGACCGACAACATCAGCATCAACATCCCGAAGGACGGGGCCATCCCGTACGTGGAGGGCAGCCACGCCGTCGGCGTACAGGTGGAGACTCGCACCACCGAGAGCGACGCGCTACAGGTCCGGCTCACGTTCGAGGCCGTCGGGGAGGACGCCCTGCACGCCGGGTCCCTCGTGGCCGAGTTCACCCTCATCAGGCCGGAGCAGGTCCCGCACTCCGACAAGTCCGACGACGAGCAAGCCACCATCGGCAGCAACTACGCCCGACTCATGGTGGAGGCGGCGCAGCACATCGTCGGGGAGCACCTGTCGGAGTTCTACTCCGAGGCCCTCTCCACCGCCATCGCGGACAGGGTGGCCGAGCAGGGCGGCGCGACAGTGGAGGGCATCGCCAAGACCTGCATGATGATCGCCGCGCTCCTCATCGTGCAGGCCGGGGGCGACAAGGCCAAGGCCAAGGCCAACGCCGACGTTGCAGGCAACCCGACCCTCCGGGACCTCGCCCTCAAGTCGGGGATGACCGAGGCGCTCATGGGTCACGTGACCGAGACCGTGCGCGAGGCCATCGACCTGTGTGACCTGTCGTGAGTGAGAGCCATCCGGTCCTCCAACGGCTGTCGGGGAGGTCACGGCGTTACGCCCGGATTGACCTGGGTAGGATCGTCCCCTCCGTCACCACTGTCGTAAGTCTGACCCCCAAGCCATACCTCATGAATTGGGTGGTCAAGTTGGCGGCGGAATGGGCAGCGGCACACACGCTGGACCTCATGCCCATGTCGTACGAGGAGCGGGTGGCACTCATCAAGGCCGAAACCACCGTGCTCCGTGAGGAGGGTGCTCGGAAGGGCACCCTCCTCCACGAGTACGCCGAGCAGTACGTGTGGTTGGGCAGCGCGGAGCCGCCCAAGACCAAGCCGGAGCAGTCCGTCATCGACATCATCGACCTGTTGCAGCCGCACGTCCTGTTCACCGAGGCGATGGTGTGGAACGGGGAACACGGCTATGCCGGGACCCTCGACGGGGTGTGGGAGGTGACCATCGACGGGCGCGTGGAGACGTGGCTCGTGGACTGGAAAACCTCCAAGAGTCGGAGCGCGGAGTGGGCTCTGCAAGGGCTCGCCTACGCCAAGGCCGAAACCATCTTCAACGGCAGGGGTGAGGAGTTCCCGATGCCGCACATTGACCGCATCGTGGTCCTGTGGGTCCCGTTCGATGGGCCGTGGGCGGTGCTCCCGGTGCAGGCCGGTGAGTTCGAGTGGGCAACCTTCCGGGCCGCGTTGCAGGTGCTCCGGTGGCACGACGCTCAAGGGGTGCAGGACGTTCTAGGACCACCGCTCTACGGACTTACGTCAGAGGTTGAGACGCCCCCGACCCCGAAGCCGGAACATCTCGAACGCCTGCACGCGCTCGGGATCGACTATCCCGCCCGCGTCATTCCGCCCGGAACGGGAGACACCGATGGCTGAGCACACCGCCGAGAATGGGCTACTCACCTGCGAGGACTTCCCCGGCCCTGAATCCTGCTGCGACTCATGCCACGAGGACGCCGACGAGGGATACATCGAACTCTCGTGGGGAGACACGGACGACGGGCGCGAGTATGTGGTTTGCTGCGCTCGCTTACGGAACATGGAGCGCGAGCCCACCGACTTGACATGATCGAGTGTCAAGGCGCTAGACTCTCGGAAGCAACATCAACCAACACAACACGGAAGCGAGACAGCAACATGACAGACGAACAGATCAATTGGGACGACATGGCAACGTCCGGCTTCATGAAGTTCGAGGCCATCGGGGACAGCATCAGCGGCACCATCGCCAAGGTGTACCCCGGCACCGACTTCAACGGGAACCCGTGCCCCGTGCTCGACCTCATCACCGAGGACGGAGAGCGCACCCTCTCGTGCGGTCAAGCCAACCTCAAAGCGCAGATCGTCGCCATCAAGCCCAAGGCCGGTGAGACGATCAAGGTCACGTTCGACCACGAGGAGAAAGCCGCCCTCGGGATGCGCAAAGTGTTCGTCATCGAACACTCCAACCCCCTCGGGGCGACCGTGGAGACGACCGAGCCCGCAAAGCCGGGGTTCTGACATGGCGCTCAACGGGCTCACCGATCGGGTCAAGACCGACGACGGCTATCACTTCACCCGGTTCACCGTCTCCGGAGAGGCAGAAGTCCTCCGCCGCGACGACCTCCGAGGGTGCTGGGAGGTCAACGGCACCGTCTACGGCAGCCGAGAGGAGGCGTTCGAGGCAGCCGAGCAGATGCTCGACGCCGAGACGCAGGAGGCCCCGGAGCCTGACGACTCCTCGCCCGACCTGGCCGAGCGGGTAGCAGCCGGACACGCTACAGCCTAGTAACCACCGGAGCCGGGTGGGAGTGTATGAGACTCCACCCGGCTCCGGTTCTAGTTCGGAGAAGCCCCCGCTAAAAGGCTCCTCCACACCAACCGCTGACACCCACGAAAGGACCATTCCACCATGACTGACAGCGACCAACAGGGTACGGCACTCGCCACCGCTCTGCACGTCGTAGGCCACTGGCCGGGGGCCAAGGTGCTCCCCGTACGGGGCAAGGTCCCCGTCTACGACGAAGTGCCCCACGGCTCAAGAGACGCCACCGACGACCCGCAGACCATCGCCGCATGGTTCACCGGCACCGACTACGGGGTGGCCGTCACCGGGGTCCTCGCCATCGACGGCGACGACCTCGACGCCACGTTCGACGGGCTCGGGGATGACCTCCTCGAGGGCGTGCAGATACAGGGCAACCCCTACCGCATGACGTTCGTGTTCGCCCAACCCGCCAAGCCCTACGGAGACGGCAAGCACCCCGGCGGGGAGGTCAAAGGCTCCGGCTACGTCGTGCTCCCACCCTCCGCCCATGACGGCGGGGACGAGTGTGTCACCTGCCAGACCGGGCCGCACACCTACCGTTGGGTGCGCCGTGACCTCGACGGCGGGCTCCCTGCCCTGCCCGCGTCGCTGACCGGATGGCTGGACGAGCACGTCAGACGACAGGGCGACCATGTGCAGCCCTCCGACGAGGTGCCCCCGCTCTGGCTCACCCACGGCGACACGTGTCGGACTGTCGTACGACAGGTGGACGAAGCCACCCTCAACCTTGACAAGCCGGACGTGTCCAAACACCCCATCATGACCGACGCCACCCTGCGCCTCCTCCGGCTCGGGGAGCAGGGGCACGCCGGGGTCGGCACCGCCATCGCCGCCGTCTACGGGGCGTTCCTGACCGCCTGTCGCCGCGACTCGCCGGGGCGGGCAGCCCTGGCTCCACCGGAGTTCCACCGGGCGCTCCTGGGGGCCGTGAGCAGGATCGAGGCCGACGGGCTCACCGCCCCCGAGGACTACGGGTGCTGTACTCCGGAGCCGGACCCGCTGACCGACGACCTCGTGTTCACCGCCACCCCCCTCCTGGCCCACATCAGGTCCACCGCCCACGCCCGACGGGTAGGACCGTGGGCGCTCCTCGGGTCGGCCCTCGCCCGCGCCGTGGCCGAAACTCCCCCCCACATCCGGCTCCCACCGTTCGTCGGCGGAGACGCCTCCCTCAACCTCTACGTCGCCCTCGTGGACGCATCAGGGGCAGGCAAGTCCGCCGGACACAAGGCGGCAGCCGAAACGTTCACCGGGATGGCATGGGCACGGCAGGTCCCCAACGGGTCCGGGGAAGGGCTCATCGCCTCATTCCTCGAACGCACCCCGAAAGCCGACCTCGAGGCCGACCCCCACCAACCCCGCTTCCGGCTCCACACCAACCCTCAAGTCCTCATGTACGTAGACGAGATCGGGCAACTCCAAGTCGGCAGCCAACGGCAGGGTGCGTCCATCGACCCCATCCTCCGATCCATGTGGAACGGGGAGCACGTCGGCACCAACAATGCCGAAGCCGACCGCAACCGGAACCTCCCGCCGCACTCCTACCGGCTGGCGCTCGTGGCCGGGGTGCAGCCGGGGCTCGCCGGGTCGCTCCTGTCGCAGCAGGCCACCACGTCGGGGACGGCTCAGCGGTGGCTCTGGCTCCCGGTCACCGACCCCTTCACCCCCGACATGGTGCCCGCCATCCCACCGCCACAGACCTGGACCCTGGACCTGCCCGCGTCCGGGGTCCGGTACATCACGTTCCCGACGTACGTCAGGACCGAGGTGGACGAGGCGCGGCTCCGGGTGCTCCGGGGGATCGGGGTCACCGAGGAGGACAAGGTGAAGGCCCACGCCATGCTCACCCGGATGAAGGTGGCCGCAGCGGTGGCCGTGCTCCACAACTCCCTCGAGGTAGATGACCTGTTCTGGCGCATCGCCGGGGTGGTGATGGAGAAGTCCGACGCCACCCGCGCCGGGGTCCTGCACCTGTTGGCGGAGTCGGCGGAGCGGGAGGCGGAGTCCCGTGGCCGGACGGCGGCAGCAGCCGACAGGGGACGGCGCAAGGCGGAGGGTGAGACGGACGAGAGGATCGCCCGGAGGCTCGTGAAGGTGGTCCTCGACCATCATGCGGAGGGCACTCCGCGCCATGATTCGGGGGCCGGTTGCGCCCGGTCCTGCCTGACCCTCGCCATCGCCTCGAGGGACCGGGCGTACCTGGACGGCGGCATTGGCTACGCCCTCGACATGGACCTCCTGACGATGGGTGAAGATGGTCACTTCCGTATGGGGGCGGAGGGGTTGTAAGACAGGAGTTTCGGTGTTGGACAAGTGTTGGACATGTCCAACATGGGGGGCATGTTCCAACATTGACAACCAAACGGTTGAATGGCTCTGACCTGCATAAACACTCAAAAAGTTTGAATCGCATTAGGCGCGCGAGAGTGAACCCCCATGTTGGACCGTCCAACAGTCCAACATCAGCACACCAAGAGGAGCAGCGGTGGACCCCATCCGACAGGAAGCACGGCGCATGATGAACGTGGTCCGAGAGCACGAGAAAAAGCGGCACCGGCAGTACGACCCGCCACCCCACCACGAGTGGGGATGCTCGGAGACCTGCCTCCGGTTCTACGCCGGAACCACCATCACCGGCCCCCACTACATCGAGGCCCTCGCCCTCGCCGTGCAAGTCGGCGGGATCGTGGTCACCCCCGGGGTCCGGTACGCACCCGGATGGATGCGACCCGCATGATGATCCTGTTGACCCAACGGCGACTCACCCAACGCCGAGCCGACGCCATCCGCAACGCCATCGACCACCCGCCCTCATCATGGGGATGGACCTGGCTCCGCATCCGGCACGGCGTACGACGGACCCACCTGTGACCGGCTCGAGCAAGCGCAAAGGCGACCGAGCCGAACGCGAAGCCGCCACCCTCCTGACCCGACTCCTCGCCCACCCCGTACGCCGACTCCTCGGAGCAGGACGCACCGACGACCACGGCGACCTCGACGGCATCGACGGATGGGCGGTGCAGGTAGCAGACTGGACCGACCTTGCTCGTGCCGTAAGACAGAAGCCACTCGACGCCGAGTTACAGGCAGCACACGCAGGGCAGCGACACGGAGCCGCACTCATCAGGTTGAGAGGGGGGGAGTTCCGCATCGTCATGACACCGCAGACATGGGCCACCATCGTCACAGAGAACAGGCCCCCCCTCCCGCAGAAACAAGCCCCCCCATCAGGCCCCCCCCTTCCCCCCCGAGACAGCCC